TGGATTCTAATTAAGTCCACGACAGGCGCCAGAGATTGGCTGATGTGGGATACAGCGAGAGATCCTTACAACGTTTCAACAGCAGGCAAACTTTCGCCAAACCTCTCAGATGCTGAGTATTACGGCGCTGGTGCTTACGCTATTCCTGACGTTTGTTCTAATGGATTCAAGATTCGAGTCGCCACTACCAACATCAACGCTAATGGAGAAACACATGTATACGCAGCATTTGCTGAAAACCCCTTCCAATACGCCCGCGCCAGGTGAGTAGTGAACACGTCTAGCCAGTTGCTCTACAGTACCCACAACGCTTTTTAACCATGTTCATCCTTGACGGCAAGCCACTAGCTCCAGACGTGGCCTTCACCCACAAAGGCATCCAGTACCCAGCCAACTGGTTGCGCCTGTCCACACTGGAAGAAAAAGAAGCCATCGGCATCACCGAGGTGCCTGATCCGCCGACCTGGGATCAGCGTTTCTACTGGGGTTATGACGAGCACGGTGACCTGATCCCCAAAGATCACGATCAGTTGGTTGAGCAGTGGACCCAGCAGACCCGCACAACGGCTGGTACGTTGCTGGTGCCTACTGACTGGCAGGTGATCCGCCAGTCGGACAATGGCGTGGAGATGTCCGCCAGCGTCAAAGAATTGCGTGAAGAGATCCGCCTAGCCGCAGGTGCTAAGAATGCAGAAATCGCCGCAACAGCTGACACCGCTGAGCTGGCCGCCTACATTACTGGCACCGATTACCCAGCTTGGCCACCTTATGCAGACCCTGTTCCTGTTGACGCTACTGGCGATTCTGTATCTGATGGGTTGGTGTCTGATAGCGATCAATCCGCCGGAGCCGATTGATGGCAGTTCGCAGCAAGACTGGCTCAGCCGCGATTGACCACCAAGCTGGCAGGCCAAAGCTGACTAACCAAGGCCAAGGCAAACGGTCAAGGCCAAACCATGGCCGGAAGAAGCGTCGCGGCCAAGGCAAAGGCTGAATCTTGCTAAAATAAGGGCACCTAATAGCGTGCCGTGTCAACCCCTGAACCACAACCAGGGTTCTGGCGCGGCGTCCGTCAGGAAGCTTTGGCTGGCATCGTTGTGCTTTCAGTCGGCAGCGCTGGTGCTGGCATTTTCTACCTCTGCTACACCGTCCCAACTAAGCTGGATGACGTGCTCAGCAACCAGCAGCTGATCCAAAAAAAGCTTGGTGACGTTGAAGACAAGGTTATGGATCATGATGTCCGCTTGATCAAGCTGGAATTGCGGCGCTAAGCTGGGCAAAACCACCTTTTCCAGTCATGGAAGCTATCCTTGCTAATCCGATCTTTTGGATCGCTGTTGCAGCCGCATCTGAGATCATTGGCCTTAATCCCAAGTGGAAAGCTAACAGCATTGTTCAGTTGATCTTTCAAGTCCTGCGGACGCTGAAGCCAAAAAAGGGTTGATCTGGCAGTTTGATACGCGATCTGATTTTGAGCGGGCACAGCGGTACATCGAACGTAAGAAGTTTGAAGCTACCCTGCCCGCCAAAATTGACGTTGCTGTAGCCGAGGCTGCGGCTGTCATTGATCGTGAGATCGAACGCCAGAAACCAAAACCGATCTACACCGAGCAGCCGGTCAACGACGAGCTGCAAACAGGCGATAGCCGCGACCTTGGCGGTGAGATGCGCATCCAATCACCCTGGACGATAAATGACTGGCATTAAGTTGCTTGACCTTTGCAAGTATTACAAAGGTTTGTCTTACCAGATGGCGGCCATCTCCGAGCTGGAAGAGGCGATCAACAACGCCAACCCGCACATCCTGGGCCGCGAGCAAGCGTGGTTTAAGACCTGGAGTCAGGCTGGTAAGCAGCAGGCAACCAACCCACTGCCGACGCCGTACCAGAGCCAGCGGGACAACTACCGCGATGCCTGGCGGACGTGTTTCAGCTCAAGCTGCGCCATGCTGCTGATGACGCTCAAGCCGGGTGTGATCCACTCGGACGATGAATATATCAAGACCGTGTTCACGATCGGGGACACGACCAACTCAACCGTGCAGATCAAGGCGCTGCACCACTACGGCCTTGATGCACGGTTCAAGACCAACGGCAATCGTGCCTTAGTGCAACAGCAGATCGATGCAGGCAAGCCGGTGCCAGCGGGTTTTTTGCATCACGGAAGCGCGTCCGCACCAAGCGGCGGTGGCCACTGGCTGTGCATCATTGGCTACGACAACCAGCGCGGCTCCTACATCGTTCACGATCCATGGGGGGCCATGAACGTTGCAACCGGCGAGTACGGCAGCACCTTTGGCGCAAAGCAACACTACGACTACAAGACCTTCGAGCCACGTTGGATGGTCGATGGACCCAGCTCAGGATGGTGCATCATCGCTTAGGCTGCGGTGCGCTTAATTTTTATCTGTGCTGATTCCTGACCACGAGATTCGCCGCCTGTGCCAAATGCGGCAAATGGTCACGCCTTATGTTGAGGCGCACCTGAACCCAGCATCACTGGATGTAACGCTTGGTGATCGGATCATGATTGAGGTCACCGGCACCCGTGAACTGGAGATCACCGGCATCCATAACTACAGCGAAGAGCAGCCGTATTGGATTAAGCCGGGTGAATTTTTCCTTGCTGAAACCAGGGAAATCTTCCACCTGCCTGATTACGTCGGTGCTCAGTTTGTGCTGAAGTCAAGCCGTGCCCGTGATGGTTGGGACCACGCAGAAGCTGGTTGGTGTGATCCAGGTTGGTATGGGTCACGGCTGACCATGGAGCTTAAGAACAGCAGGCGGTTAAATGCGCTGCCGATTTGGCCTGGGATGCGGATTGGGCAGATGAAATTCATCTTGGTGTCAGGCACACCAGAAAGCACATATGCCCAAACCGGCCGCTACAACTGCGATCTCGGCGTTACGGCGAGCAAGGGTTGAACCTATGGATCAACCCCGGTGCCTCTGCGGGGTCGTACAACTCAATCATTGAGTAGTTGTCAAAGCCGTTTTGCTCGGCAAAGACCGTGGCGGCGATGTGGGTCGTGAATGGACCCACTTGGATGGCATCGATCAAAAGTGCGTAATTCATTGAAATTTGATTTAACGGATCGACAATAAGCCGCGACCTGCCCCACTGGTAAGGCAGTTGCATTTCTTTACGTTTGTGCCCGTTGGCTAGCCTAGGGGCAGCGGCAACTGCCCGGTGCGGTCTTACATCTTTGAGATCGGAGCCAAGGTAGTCGTCCGTTCGGACGGCGATCCCGATGAGTTGCCAGCGGACATGTACGCACGGATCACCGAGTTCATTGAGAACGAGGAAGATCTGCTGTCGCTTGAAATCGAGCTGTTCCCCCTGCCAGACGCCAACAGTGGATCATCAGATCGATGGAACGACTCTGATTCCGAGGAAGGAGGCGAAGCGGCGATGGCGTGATGCCGTGCTGCTTCGCAGTGATTACTGTTGCGCCTACTGCAACGAGCAGCTTGGCCCCCGTAGCGCCACGCTTGACCACATTATCCCAAAGGTTATGGGTGGGTTAACCGTGCCAGAAAATTTGTGCGGTGCTTGCATCACCTGCAATGGCAGCAAAGGACACCGTGACTGGCGTGATTGGTTTCGCAGCCAAGCGTTCTACAACGTGACCCGCGAAGAAGCCATTGACTCTTGGCTTGCTCAGTAATACTGCACGTAGATCTCAGCCTGCCATAGATCGTTTGTATAGCGACAAATGGCGCCATGCTGTCCGCAGGCACGATACACAGGCTCTTCGCCAAAGCTGTGGTCTAGCAATTCAATCCAGCGTCCATCGCCCCTGTCCATTCGCTCCAGTACTGCCCTTTCCATCGTCGTAAAGCTCGCATCGAGCCGCAAACCGCCCCTTATTCTGCCGTGCCTCAGGGAACCCAAAGCTACATTTGTCACCTCTGGGCAACCAATGGATGCAAGACCAGCACTTGGCTTTTTTGTTAAGAGTTTCTTCAATTTTTTCAAATGATTCATTGTGTAAAAGTGCAACGTAATGGTATTGAGCGCGGATGTAAGCCTCCCTTACATCAGGAGTACAAAGGTCAATAATTGTTTCATCTCGGTGCGGTAGCCGAAATTTGGCGCGCCAGTTTTCGGACAGCGTGCGCCGTTCGACAATAATCCGACCGTTGTACAGGCTGATCATTCCAGTTCGCCGTAGGCCGGCTCGTGGTACATCCGTTCCAGCAGCATGGATGCTGGTTCTGGCTCGTGGTATGTCGGACCAAATTCGGCAGCAACGGCTGGGTCCGAAAAATCCCGAGCAATGTAAATGGCTTCTGTGCTGTGCTGCTTGATGACAACCAAGCTGACATTGGGACTGCTGATCAGAACACGCATTGCGCAATTCTCCAGCCAGTTGAGGAATGGTGCTTTCATGATTCAATGGTAGTAATAAGACGATCCAAATACCAGCGTGCCTTCTTCAGTGATTCTGGCCCGCCTTTATGGCGCTCACGCCAAACGTACTTGGCAATATTCCCTTTCAGGTAGCCTCTGTACTCTTCTGGCGTTAGCTGCGCTGCAATTGCGTCGATGCATTCGATGGATCCGTCGTTGTAATGCGACGGGTGGTTGACCGCGTCAGTCATCGCTGGCCAGTGACATTTCAATCTTGATGGCAGCCTGGAAGTAGCCAGCAATTTTCATGCGGGCAAATGTCGGGCCAGCATCAGCCGAATGCTTGTTGTCAATCTGACCGTACTCAAAACGAGACTCATCAAGCGAGGCAAGCGTCTCAACGTTCAATGTCCGCAAGTCTTGGTCGGACATATCCTTGAGATCATCAAGCTGGACGTTACGGCCCAGCAGGTAAGACTTAAAGAAGATTGGTGCGGGTGCTGAATTGGTCATTCCCATCCTTTCATTAGGTGAATTCGAATTGCTTCCATGCAAGCCATAGCGTGCTTTTCGGCAAGGTGGCTTTCGGTGCCACCGATTGCCTTGATGCAATCATCCAGGATCATACGCCCATCCGTGTCGCGCAAGTTGGCGCCAAGGTCAGCGCAAAACTCTTGCCACAAATTGGTGTAGGTGCCGTTTGTACGGCCACTGGCCGTATACAACGCATCAATGAAGTGGGCGCGATTCAGGTCAAGCTCGTGTGGTTTCATTTGATGATGTCAAGCAGGTTGCGGCATTCTTGCCAGGCTATCGAATTGTGGTGCAACTGGTCCATGCGGACACGAATCAAAGCCTTGACGTGTTCGCGCTCATGCTCGCGGCCAGCCTTAAACAGGCCAGAATCGCTTACCAGTGCTTGTAGACGCTGAAGAGGTTCAATCATTGGATGCTTTGGTAAAGATGTTGCATTCTCCTGCAAAGTAAAGATTTTGTGCTGGTTCGGGAAAGCCAAGAGAACATTTGCCTTTAAGCCACAGGGCACAGCATTCACAGGAATGCTTAGCAAAAGAATTTCGCCGAGGAATTTCGGGAAATAACTTTTTGTGGCCTACACCAAAACGTATTTGCTCAACAGTTTGGCGTGAAATGCCATACCGTTGAGCCATGGCTTTGTGGGTGTCAGGCGACAGAAGGATGTCGCGCACCGCTTCTGGCGGAACCTTAGTCATCGTCTGTCATCCATTCCATTTGGCTGAGATATGGCAACCACTCTTCAGTGGTTGATTCCTTGGCTTCAAGCAGCGTAGGTGCCTGTACAAATTCAAGGACTGATGCTTCTGGAATGCAAAAATAATAAGTG